CCCGTCAATCCCAAACTCTTTGCCGGGAATAATTATTCCTACCGCACCGGAAGCCTCAACACCCGTCAAGACCGCCACATAAGAAAAATCAGTACTACCAACCGCGCCAGAGGCTTCAACGCCTGTTAGAGCAACGAACCTCTCTCCCATCGAGACAGTTCCAACTGCGCCGTTAGCCAGCACCCCAGTCTCATCTGGGCTGTTAACTTCTATAACGTCCCCTACTGCACCAAGCGCCTCAACCCCTGTAATTGAAGTTACTGCATCCGCTATTACCGTACCCAACAATCCCGAGGCTTCTACCCCGGTAAGTGTTGAATCAAAACTGATCGTAACACCGCCTACCGCGCCCGATGAAGAGACGCCGGTAATGGCAACGACTACCGTCTGCCCCGCAAGTGAGGCAAACGGCGCTTCAGCAAAAGCGGCTATTCCGAACATGGCTACCCTAGCGAGTTACCCCGCTAGTCCTATTAGGTTGTAGCCAAACGGATCAAAGCATTTGTAGTATTGTTTGTTGGCATCGTCAACGTAAACGTACCCGCAGTAATAGTCTGCGAACCGAACGTATGGATACTCACAGCAGGGTATGCGCCGCCAGTACCTTGCGTAAAGTTATAGACCATCACAGCATCAAACGCAGTAGCCAAAGTTACTGTTGTGTACGTAATGCTTGCCGAGGGAGTCCAGAAAGCCACGCCCGCAGTCACAGAGCTATTTGTTGCTGTTGGCGGAGTTGCGTTAGTAATAGCCACACCACCTGCGGTATAGCCTGTACCAGACACTTCGCCCACCATAGTAGTTGCGCCCACCGTGCCAGTGTAATCCGCAGAAGACGCATTAAATGTGCCGCTTGCTAATAGCAGTGCGCCGTAATAAACATCTGCGCCAGTACCAGCACGAACTACGCCTACGCCAAAATTGTGTGTACCCGTCATGAGCTTACCCATGAACGAAGTTGACATTGCCTGTGTATTTGCCATGATATTTCCTTATGCGAAAGAGGCTGCTTCAGCGGCAAACGTCACCGCTTTTTTTAATTGAACATGGGCAGAACGATGTACCAGTTCGCCATCTAACCAATACTCTACCCACGTAGTGTATTCGTTTTCGTTATCGACATTACCCTCGCGCTTCTCCAGCAAGGATTCGTCCATTTCACCTTTAGTTGTTGTAACCAATGCCATGTTTTCCCCTTATATAAGTCTAATGAGTGCAGTTGTGCTAGTGTTAGCTGGCATCGTTACAGTAAAAGTACCAGCCGATGTTACGTTATTTCCAAAGTCCAAAACACAAACAGCCGCGCCAGTAGTAACGTTATAGATTAACGCACCACGCGCCGTAATTGCGCCAGTCCAAGCTGGACTTGAAAAATTTACATAAACAGTACTACCACTTGCGCCAAGCGCCGTACTGACCGTTGCAACTACTATTTGGCCACCAGCTACATAATTACCACCAGAGGTTTCACCGTCTGATGTGTAGGCTGTAGTAGTTTGATTTAAGGTGGCTGAGTTTGTGTACAACGCCAAACGAAATGTATCCGTGGCAAACTTCAACGTCCCGTCTATTAAACCGGATCGTAATGTGTTGCAAGAGAAGTTACCTGTGAACGCCATTAGGTCACCGCCTGTCGATATTGACCTGAACGGTAAGCATCTTGACGCTCCATACCATCACCCAGACGTTTAGCCAGCCCCAGTGCTTCTTTGTATTTGCCTTCATATACAGAAAGCAAATCTGTTTCGCCCTTCATAAACGTATACGCTTCTACCAAAGTACCGTACAACAGTACCGTATCAAAGTTATCGCCAAGCCATGAAGAACCGGCAGTGGTAATTGACTCAGGGTAATAGTAGAAGTGTAGCTCTACGGTATACGCAGCGTCTGGTGTTGGCCCAAGAATAAATGTCAACTCGTTAGTAATTACGCTCCCCACAATAGCAGGGCCAAACAACGCGTAATGCCGAGGAAGACCCGTGTCATTTGGACCGGGGTACGCCTCACGAATATAGTTAACGTCTTTGTTCAGCAAGAACTCATACGTCTCAGTAGCCGCGCCGTAGTTCTCAATAACCGCCAGTGAATACACAGCCAGAAAATCATCAGGCGCTTTTAAATACTTATTACCCGACTGCAAACTACCAACCATATTCTTACGAATAGACGGGAATTGCACCGAGTTATAAATACGCTGTTCAGCCTGTTGGATAAACCGGTTAATCTGTTCAGCAGTTGTTTCAATAGAACCGTCAGCCAGCGTAAAATCTGGAAAAGTATTTTCCGTGTACGACTGAATAGTGCTGAACAGTTGTGTGTAGTTCATGATTACGCCATTGGTCCACGAGCAATCGTGCCTTTAGTAGCGCAGCCATTGCCACGAGTTTTGATGCCAGTTGTCTTAGGCTCTTTGTATGGATCACGGCTGATGTTACCAACGGACATGTTCACATCATTAGCAGTGAAGCGATTGCCACCTTGGTAGCCGCTGTTCTTAATGTCCACGCCAGCGTTACCATCCATAGTATGTGGTTTAGCGTAGACTTCGGCACTGCCGACTTCTTTGCCGCCTTGTTTTTGACTAAATTTGGCCATATCAACCGCCTTTTTTATAGGTGAATGAAGACTTCTTCTGGTTAGCCACTTTGGCCAGACCGCGACCTAGCTGCTTCATTTGAAGATTAGTCTTGCCGCCTTTGGCCAGCTTGGTCATAGGTTGACCCGGATGCATCTTCTTCTCATGCTTATGCACGGCTCCAGCCATCATCTTCTTATCTTGTTTCAAATCTGCTTTGTCCATTTTAAGCTCCTTATGTGACGGTAACTGTAACTGTACCAAGTTCTACCGCTAATACCAAATTATTCGGCGTTAAAAGGGTATCAAACCCACTCGCCCCGCCAACGGGTGCATACCCCCACTGGAAGATTCGACTACCCGCTTCTGGGTAACCAAACCCATCTGGAGCGGTACTATTGGTCAGCAAAATCTGCAAGCCGCTATTACCGGATACTTGATAGCTTACATCTGGGCGCGGCTCTCGCACTGCTTGCGGGTCGTTCACCGGATACATACCTAACTGCAACTGCGGATGATCAGGGTCCCAACACTCGTGGCAAACTTTAACCTTAAACGGACGCGTTTTAACCGTCTGAGTTCGTAACTCTTTGAGCATATACCGCTGCCCACAGCGGTCACACTCTGCAATTGAGTTCTTACCTGATGCGAACTGATTAGGCATAGAACATATTTCTCGGTACAAACCGCAATGGTGCTTTTTCGCGGTCTTCCGCAGCGGCTGAATCCCACTGCTGCTCGTAATCCATTTTTAACGCTGAAATACGCATGGGGTCCACATCCGGCAGCTTCATGCTCAGTTGGTACGCCAGCCCCGCCACCATACAGGGGATAAACCGGAACGGAATATCTTGAACTGTCACGCCCGTACCCGCGTCCTGAATACGGCGCAGCCGGTAGTACACGAACATGTACTGGTCACCAGGGGCGTTAGGCGTTGGCCAGACATTTACACAAGGTAAATTCTGTACTGAAACCGCAGCTAGAGTAAGGTGCGCAGCGGCAGTTGTGCCGTTTTGTCCACGAGCGCAGTTGAGTAATTGGTTGTTTACAGGGTCAACATTGGGGTAACTAATTGTTTCCGTACCAACTTTAATAAACCCAGACGTGGTTAACTCAGCGACCGACGACACTGTAATAGTGGTATCGGATGCGCTAATTCCACCAATCAAGGTAACATTGGTCGTGTTCTCCTGCCCAGACTGACGGTTAAACCAAACTTGAATTGGTCGCCCCTGCGCCAGCTTATTAGGCAAGCTCATGTAGGTCGGTTCTGCAATACGGCTGATATTAATATCCATCTGGTTGGTCGTACTGTTATTTTGACGAACCACAGCATCCAGAATATCAATTGTATTAACAGGTACTGGATACATAGCTTGGCCTGTCACCATAGGAATCTGGTTCTGTTCTACAGTCCAGAAGTTCAATCCACGGTTGGCCCACTCAATTGTCAGAATGTTTAACGACCTACGCGCAGTGCGGAAGTTATAGCCGGTGCGAAGTTCTTGACCGCAACGCTCAAACGCTTCCTCAATGAGGTCGTTCATGTCCAAATTAAAGACGGTGGTTCCGGTCGTTATTGCCATTATCTAAACCCCGCTGTTTTCTTTGCTATGCCCTTGGGCTGCTTAACAAACTGCTTTCCTGCTGCTTTCCCTGCCCGCTTTGCCTTCGTTGTGGCGGCATACTCTGACGGGGTGAGTGACTTGATAGCCGCTTCTGGCAGGTATCGTTCGCCTGTCTTTGACGACGGCTTGCCGCTCTTTGTCCGCCATTTCTGGTCACCCCAATCT